CAATACTAAACCATGCTGTTCTCGGTTCCAGATATTGCAGCCCTGCAATAGCAGGCCAAGAACCCGTATGATACTCGTCACCACTGAAATATACATTCGTCACACCTGCGGGGTGTAGGAACAACCAATCTAACACGCCCGCTTCGTTCATCACCTGAAAGTCGCCGCCATTCACCATCGCTAAACCGAGTTTCGTTGACGGATCTGCAAAAGTGTTCTGATTAGCCGTGAAGGTATAAGAAAGGTTGTTTTTTGTGCTTTGTATCTCGCTTTTCCAAGCGCCGGGTCTATTTGAGCTTGCGTCAAAGTAATTCGTGTAAGACCAGGCTAAGTTTGTACTTGATAGTGCGAATATAGGCTTATTATCATCATTCACATCTTGCGCTGTCATATCACTATCGCCGTACATCAGCCATAGATCATTCTCGATGTGTCTTGCGGTTGAACTGAGAACGTGCCCAGCTGCGGTAGTATCTTTACCAGCCCTTGCCACATTTGAAACGGTGTAGGCTATCAGGTCCACGTCACTATCTGAATATGTCATCGCTTCACTATCAATATAAATAGTATTGTTATACCTGCTTTTCAGGTTACGCAAGAATGACAGATTGTCTCTGGTTTCTGCAAATGAAAGGGTTGTATCATCACTGTCAACAGCAACTGAGATTGTACCTTCTGATCTGGGGGACAGGTTGAAATTCACCCAACACAATGCCGGGTCACTGTCGCTGTCCATTCCATTGAACCATCTATCGGAAAAACCGCCATTATTCCATACTCTAAAGTCTGCGCCTGTGGCCTGCATCTTATTAGCATCGATCAGCGTTTGCACATCCAGCCCGCCGTTCGTGATTTCAAGCGGAGCAGTAAACGACTTGTCAAGGTTGCTATAAACGGGAACATATAAGCGGTATTGCAGGCCCGCCGTTTTCGTTGCCGTTGGCGTGATGGTAAACACAGGCTTTACTTTTATATTGCCAATATTGGCAACTACATCGCTATCGCCTGATGCGGTAATATCCCAACTATCAGCGGTTGCGGTAACAAGTCGCCAGTAAGGGTATTCAACTTGAAAGGTGACAAAGAACGAATTAGGACGCTCACCATCCGGGGCAACTCGGATAGGGAAGCCAGTTTTATAGTATTGCCTGTTGCTGTCGTTCTCGTCTTGTGCAATCAGGTTATGGCGCTGGCTGTCCATGATGTTGAAATACTGTTTTATCAACTCCCTTGCAGTGTTGATGTTATATCCAGCTTCAACCTGGACGCCAATAACAAATACGTGGGGGCTTAGAACGGTAGTTGAAAGAAACGGGAAATCTTGCGCTCTATTTACTGTTACAGCATTAGATGACAGGTTCGCCATCTGTCCCACTGGAATATAGGATTTCAGAATAGTGCCATCATTTATATTTTGTGAGTTCCAGGTCAATAAACTAAGTTTCATGGAGTTAGCAATCCTGAACCAGCCGTCATAAACGGATTAGGTGATGGACAGTCGTAATAAGCGCCAGGTTCACCCGCTGCGCCGAAGTACACGGGGCCGTAATAATAGTTATACACAGGCTTTCCAGTTGCGCTTGTTGCCGCTGGGGATGTTCCAAAATTGACGGTTGCAGATGTTCCGATTGTCCCGCCTCCCGTAGCGATACCGAGAATGTCCAATAGGGGAGTAAATGGTTGTAATAGAATACCTATAACCGTTTTTATAAATGTTAGCACGTCACCAACAATGGATGATATGCCCATCATTAAACCAGTGAACAAATCACGGCCAATCTGAAAAAATACAGTTGACGGGCTGGAAATTCCGAACAGTTGTTTTATTGCTGAAAGAAAGTTCACAAATGGTAATAATAATTCGGCACTCGAAACAGCGAACGTATCCTTTATCACGCCTGATATACTAATACTTGAAAAGAAGTTCTTTATCCAAATCCCAAAACCAGTAAAAAAACTTTTCCACTGCGCAAGAGCTTCATCCAGAGATGCGGATACTTCTATGTTGAAAACACCGGACAATATTCCTGCAAGCCCTTCGCCCAGGCTTATCAACGTTTTGTCAATCACTGCGCCTAAGTCAAACTCTCCTGCTTCGGTAGAAGCTATCCCAAGTGCTTTTCTAAGTCCAGCTCCAGCTGCATGGCCTACCTCTACCCAATCCACCTTGTCCATTCCAGCAATCATGGCGTCTGACACATCTCCCCAATCCACAGCAATGAGCGCATCTGAAAGAGCCTTCAAGATGTTGGCGGCGGTCTCTGCAAAATCCTCACCTTGTACTTGATCAGCAAAAGCAATAAAGCCATCTACCATGTTTGAGATTGCGCTTGCCATATCGTCCAGAATTGGCCTGAGTTCCCCGCCTTCGGATACTGCCACCGCTACCCATTTCGCAAAGTCAGCCAGTTTGAATATTACATCCGCAAAGACAGTCTGGAACGACTCACCAACAGCAACCTTGATGTCATCAAAGTAACGTGGAAATGACCGTAACACCTTTCCGGGCTCTTCCATCGCCGCCGCATAAGCACCAGCAATACCGCTTCCTGCTTCTAAAACTGCATTTAGGGCAGCCTGCTGCTTCTCTGCGGTTGTTAGCTCATCTGTGGATATTCCTAACTCTTTAGCATATTCTTTATATGCTAATTGCAGATCCACGATAATTCCAGCATTACGCAAGACAAGCGGGTTCAATGTCGTGATACCGTGAATAATCCGCTCTGTGACTTCGGTAGAGTTAAGCCCTGATATAACGGCTGCATCCTGGGAAACACGGGCAACATCAGCGGCATAAGCAATGTCTAAATTAGCCTTGATAAACTCAGCGACCACCTGTTGAGACACTGCTGCTTCGATACCCATACTTCTAACAGCGTCTGCGGCTTTGGTTACTGCTATTCCAGATATGCCTGCGTTATCAGCCAGAATTTGATTTACGATCCGCAACTCATCAACACGGGCAGCGGCTAAGACGCTTTCTTTTCCGAAGTCTATAACAGGAGTAACTAAAGCGCCGAACGCATCAGCGGCCATTAGAATAGTTGATCTAATGCCCGTCATGATATTACCGAAGTTCCCCAATACTCCGCTAAAATTATCAGTTGCTCTAACGTTGATCGTTACGGTTTCAGCCATTCATCCTTCCGTATTCTTTCAGCTTCATATCTTCGTATTCGCGCCGCTCTCTAGCAGCCTTTTCGCCAGAGTAAAGTTCGTAGCGATGTCGCCATACCAAGCGCCGCCAACGGGTAAGGTTCTCCCCCGTAACCAACCAGGGGGGAGAACCCCAATCTTTCGCGGTCTCTATTACTCCGACCCATCCGGGAACTCGGAGACCGCCGAACTTGGCTCGGAAGGCTGTTCGGACGAGTTCTCGTTCACTTTTGGGACCGTACCGTCTTTCAGCGCACCCATGAATAACTCTATGGTTTCTTTTATCTTCGACATTGGTAGAGTACCCAGCGCCTTCATAGCTTTATCGTGCGGCATTACTTTGTCACTACCGTTCACCATAAAACGTGCAAGGATAGGGCGCAGGTTGTAAATCTTCATTTCACCTTCCTGCGCCCTTTCAAATGTTTCGAGCTCTTCCCACGTCATTGCTTCAACTGATTTCTCATCAATCAAAAAACGTACTTCCATGTCACAACCTTTCTATTATGGTAATGTACTCAGACTGTTCACGATGACGATATTTCCGGCGCTTGCCTGGGTTGCGTTATAACGCACCTGGAACACGCCTTCTAAGATGTCATTTCCGTTCTGTTCTCCGATCTTGCCAAAGCTCAGCCACTTACCCGCGAAGTCAAAGATTGCGGTGCGGTAGGTGTAAACACCTGCAACCGCGAACGCTGTCCCTTCGTTGATGAGCCGAATTAGTTTCGGGGTCTCTACTCGCCAAGCTGTCTTTTGCAGTACAGATGTCGCGTCGTGCTCAAACGTCAGCGTGACAGTAATATCTGGGGCGGGGGTCTGTACCCATGAGTAATAAAGGTTCCCGTCTGCGGTTGCCTTCTGCTCAAGGTTGGCATTGTATTTGATGCTGGCCTTCAAAAGCGTATTGCTCTTGATAGTCGTTCCCCAACTATCGCTGTCTGCATCAATATATAGCTTCGTCTTTGAGAAGTTCATGTTGTGAACAGTTGGTAAAGTCAAAGCACCCGTAAACGATCCATTTACAACTTGCCTGCCAAAAAGGTTAGCAGACATCATCCACGCGCCGCCGCCTTCTCCTGATAGTGTCCAATCTTTACAATGCACGAAATCTAAGATCTCCGCCTGTTGATTGTCGCCACCCTGGAAGGTGTAATCCCTGAGCGTGTTGGCTGATGTAGTTGGAAGGGCGTATGTATAAATATAGATCGTCCCTTCGTCACTATCTGCCGCTGGGGTTGCGGCTTTTACTGACATTTCCAAAAGATGCGGGAATTGTTCATAGGTCGCTTCTACCGCATCAAGAGAAAGGTTTCCACCCAGCATTGATGTATTGGTTCGGTCTGAGCCGGTCAATAGACCAACATCTTCAGCAACAAAGTACAGATTGCGAGTATCTTCAATCGTTCCAGTGCCACGCCAGATTGACGTTGCATCAATGGCGGCTCCGCTGTCGCTGTCTGCGTTGCGGGCCATTTGTATCTTACGAAGTGCGCGAATACCACCGGGCATTATTCACCTTCCTTTTGTTCCGCTTCCTGAGCGGCTTCTTGTTTGATGTACGTTCGTTTGGGTCGTTCCAATTTATATAGCCCGGAACGCAGCAGGGCGGAAATATCATAATCTCTTGCTTCATCGTTGCTCATATCACGGGCAGGAACGCCGGGAATAAACCCAACGTTTTTACCTACGTATTTGATAATTGCTGTATTTAAGTTTGTCATAGGTTCACCTGTATCTTTGTCTCTTCCATTACGAAATGATAACCAACCACCGGGACACCACCATAATCGGTTGCTACCCACGAATATGACAATCTTCCGAATGTTTCAATAGTACTTGAGAACATATCGCCGCCTGTCGATACTTCTAACATGAGCGCGTTCGCAACTGTATCGATAAAGGGTTTCAGCGCTGCGATGTTTCGAGCCAGATCTGTGCGGGTCGTTAGCACGTCAATGGCGATATTGTGTAGCGCTGTTCTTGTTCCTATCGGCGCTATCTCAATCGACCCAGTGCTTGGGTAGACAATTGCGAAGGTTTCAACGCTCATTGTTTCGGGTGGGTTAACAGGAACTTGCCTGAGACCTGAAACCGATCGCAATACTGTTGCAATTGCGTCTACTGCGTTTTCTAAGGCTTGTGTCATCCGAACACCGGCTTGATATAACGACTGATAAGCAGCTCGACATCAGGGTCAAGTTTGGGAATGGATAACGTCATCCTTCCAAGTGCTGACATTGACTCAGACCCAAGCGGGGTAGCGAACCGCTTATACAGTCTTTCCGTTTGCAAACTGCAAGCCTGTACAATGGGCTTCGGTGGGGCAGTGGGCCACCCAAACTTAGAGTTGATCTTCACACCTTTGGGAACTCGCTTCGGGAACAGATAAGACCCGCTCAAAGATATTTCTATTTTTTGGTATGGTACGCCATCTGTTTCCGCGTTGTAAGGCTCAAGAACAAAGTCGGAAGCGGTCCAGGTATCATCGAATGTCCCATCTCCGTTCGTGTCTGTGTAGATCGTCACGTCACTGGATGGGCTGGCAATGTCATCCACAAAAAGATAGTTACTTTCAGCCGCCGTATAATAACGATTTGTGGCGCTGCTGTCTGCATAGAACCTGCGGTGACATTCGTCATCAATGCGCCTGGAAACAGCCTCGATAATACCTTCCAGCATTGCATCGGTACTTGAGTCGCTGTCATTGATATTCAAGCGGTTAGGATGTTTTACATCTGCAAGGGTGCAATATCCATTCGTGATGGTCATTTCTTTGTTCTCTTGCGTTTTCGAGGTCGCTCTACTTCTTCTTCGGGTTTCTTTTCAACAGGAACAGGTGTGCGCCCGTGATAAATGCCTTTGTCGTCAAAGTCATATAAAAATTCCCTGACGGTTTCCTGAATGGCGTACATCACCCGTATCTTTTCTTTTTGTGTTTCAGTAAGTTTGTCGTATGATTTCATTCTGCCTCCACATTCATAAGAACCTGTAAGGCTTTTTCGCCGCCCGCCGCCTGGATCAGCTCGTCACACTCTTTCATGTAGCGGGCATTTTCCTGATACCGCCCAGCCATTTCACCATAGCGAAAGGCGTAATCCTGCGCCGTGTTGAGTGCGCTCAAAAATTCAGGCAGTATTCTCGCGGCATCTGACTGGCTGGAAGTCTTGAGCAATGCGTCAAGCAAAGCCTGGGACCGTCCTTTCGCTTCAAATACCTGGGTCTTAGCTTCTTCGACAATTTCATCCAGTTTCCTGCATGACATTTCAAATTCTTGACGATGTATCACGACTTCTCCTGTATATCCGTAAGGCTTTTCTTTCATCAATAATGGCGAGTGTATAACGACATCAATTAAACGCCCTGCCGCTATTCCTAACCAGAAATACACACCAGGCCGCTGCCTTATATACTCGGTGTCTGATGTCATCTCAATTCCAGCCAGTTCTATTCGTTTCTTACCCTGAAAAATGGCAAGGGCTAAAGCGTAAGCCGTTGACGATGTAAAGTTTTCTACCTGGTCAACTTTTCCATTCACCTCTCGCCATATATTAGGCAGCAACGCCTTGACGATTTCTTCCTTTGGATATTTAACCGATGATGGGACATCCTCGTAATGATCTTGCATATAGACCGGGTATTCATGCGGTTGCTGCAACCATTCATAGTGTTTATTGTCGTTCAGGTTCTTTTCGTTGCGCCAGATGGGTTCTGCATGGATCTGTATAAGCGTATCAATGCGCTTTGCCCAATAACCAGGCCTTGTGTCTTTCAGCGATCCTATTTCGTTCCAGCACCAGTATTCACAATCTTCTCGCTCCCAATCTATCAGATGACGGGTAAATGTGTTCGTGCCAAACAGAAGAACGGTATCAGCCATATATTTTCCGATCTGCTAGGGGGGAGTTTCCTCCCCCCAGCGTTAGTTTTGTTACATATCTCGTTTCAGCGCGAACAGGGTTACAACGGCATCATAGGCAGACGTAGCGCCTAAAGTGCGGTAACCACGAATGAAGCGTTTGTTCGTGAAGAAGTGGATAGTTTGAATGGCGGCGGTGTCACTGTCGCCCTGTGCGGTGAAGGCTGCCCCGGAAATATCCGAGAAGTCAGAGTCCACAGTCGTGGCGCTCTCTTGCAGCTTGTAGGTAAACGTGCCGCTATCTGAGGCTGCGCCAGCTTCGACTGCGCCATAGACGCATTTCATCTCGCGTTTTCCAGGGCTGACAAAGTTTTTCTGAAGATCAACTTCGGTCCCTGCGCCAGTGGCGGCTACGTTTCCGCAGTCCAGTTGTAAAGCGTAAAGCATACGTGCGTTATCCATTTTTCATCTCCTTATGCAGTCGGGACCAGGAACTTCATCTTCCAGTATTCGACCAGTTGTCCACCGGTACGCATCCGCATATAGATCAGAACTTGGTCACGCGCCTGATATAGCCAGGGGTTCACTTCTACCGAGAAACCAACGCGGTCCATGATCCAATAGCTTGACAGATCGCCAAGCGCGAGAACTGGGGTTTGGTTGGTTACACCTGTGGCAACTTCATCCATAAACTGGTTCTTTACAGTCGGATACCCAAGCAGCGAAGCGGCATAACCGTTCATAAAGTTGGGGTAACTTTCTGATAATGACCATTGCGGGAGCGTTGCTGTCCCAGCGTTCAACGAGCGAACAGCCGAGAAGGTGCGCTTCGCGCCGTACCATTTTGCACCAGCTTCGTATTGTGGCGGCAATACACCTTCCACGCCGACAATGCCAGTTGCGGTTGATGTGGCTGCGCTGCCCCAGGCTAAAGCGCCTGAAGAACCGGAAAAGATTTCACCACCTGAATAGGTCACGCCATTGACAGAGCTGGTTGAACCCTGTGCGATTGCGGCGGTTGGGTGTTTCGTAAAGCCTACGGGTTGAGATACACCAGTTCCGGCGGTGTAGGCATCTTCTTGGGTTAGCGCGAAACTTTCCGCGCCTAACTTGTTGATATAGCCCAACAGGTCAAAACTGTTATCTTCGATCTGCTCACGCTGAACAATAATGTTAGCGGTCAGCAAGAACACGGGGATCTTCACCTGTCCCGCTACTGGGTTGGTGGCTTCTGACGGATCAGATGATTGTGCGCCCGATCCCTGCCATGTGCCACGAACACCAGAAGTGTACTTGTCGTCAGTTGTGTATACGGCCTGCGGGAAGGTTGCCATATCGCGCCCGGTGGTCATCACGGTGGCGTTATTGCGAACACTGGTCAGGGTTGCCATACGTTGAATGAGATTGGCGCGGAAGTCGGGTGGAATCCATGCTTCGCCAGTGGTAAAGCTCTGCTCGCTCAAGATCTTCATGGCGTTGCCCTTCATGTGGCGCTGCCAATCGTTAGCAATGCGCGGATTAGCCTGGGCGCGAAGTTTCTGTACGAAGAAATCCTTGTACGCGCCAGAACTTAGCACGCTCAGGTTCTTTTCGCCAGCTTCCGCGTCATAACCCTCAAGAACTCGCATTTCGCCAGTGTTGGGGTCGGCGGTCACGCCCTTGATGTCACCTTCTTCTGAAAGCGCAAGACGGTCGAAGGTAGCAGGTACAACGGCTTCGCCAGTTGACTCTTTACCCCACGCCTTGACATCTTCAAGCGATTTCGCTGCGTCAATCTGATCTGCGATTGCTTTAGCTTCTACGCTCAAAGTTTTGAATTTTTCGATCTCCTCGGGCTGGGCTTCTTTTGCTTCAATCTTTCCGCGAAGAACGTCTGCCTGTTCAATAACTGCCTTGAGAGACTCTTGTAGTTTGTTCATTGATTTAGTCTCCTATGTGATACTTGACTTTGAAATAGTCCATAATCGCGGCTTCCCCTTCCACATCTTCCGATGTCTCCGGTAAGGTTATTCCTAACGATTTCAAGAACTCCAACGAACCAATCATTCGCGGCTCGCATGGGGTGTCTGTTAGTGCTGCGGCAAAGAAAGGCCATGTTTTCAGCCATGTTGCCTTGCCTGTTTTTACGCGCTCCACATATTGCGGGGCGCTGTCTGACGAAGTGCCTAATTTCCCGGCTTTGATAAGTTCGGCAATCGCCTTGTTATAAGCGTGTGAACGCTCCAAGTGGGCGACATACCAGCGCCCGATATTGTCATCCCCAAAATCGACGATCTGACCGATGATAGGATCACCATTGAAATCCTTATCTTGTGCATGATCCCAAGTAAGCGGACGGGTTTTACTTCCCAGGCGTTCATCCCAAAAGTCAGTATCTTTCGTGAAATACTCAACTTCCAGGTCAGTATTATCCGGGCTGCCCCACAAATGGGAATATCCCTTGATCTCGTCTTTTGCTACGAACTTGACCGCAAAAAAATCAGGCTTTTCAATTCCCAACGACTTGACGTAGGATAAGTTCAACGCTTCTTCCGGTTCTTCTGCGATAATTTCAGGAACGCTTTTAGGTTCATCGTCTACCGCAACGCCCAAGAAGTCGGTTACTTCTTCAAGAAGTTTTTTCATCTCACTAATACTTTTGACGGCTTCATGAATATCCATTGTTTCTCCTGCAAATAAAAAAGCACCCGCGCACGTAAGGTCTTTACGTGTACAGGTGCTAATCGGTCTTTCTTGATTATCCAGCACTTGCAAATATTAAGTTGTCAATATTCTACCACAAAATTAACTCAATCCTACTTTCTGTATAGCCTTTCTAACACCTTCCGCAAACTTCTCGGTAATGCGAACGGCCTTATCCTTCATATCTTCGGCAATTGATTTCCACTCACGCGCGGCGTGTCCAGGAATTGGCGGATCTTTTACCCACTTAGCATAAGGCACTTCATTAACAACGATCTGGTTTTTACCGCTTCCAATTGTATGCCATCCACGCGCTAACTCTTGCGTTCTTGAATAAGGCGGTCCACCCTGCGCCCGCATGGCTGCAAACGCCGCTCGTCTTTGTGCATCACTCGACCACAAGAAAGGCTCTCCCTTGTGGCTTGGTGCATACGCCCGTTCAATGTTTAGAATGAACTCATTGACCGTTTCAACGCCGTTATCTTCTATCTCAGCGGAGAGCTTTCCTAGCTTATCCTTTATTGCTTCATCACCTGATATATCAATACCGATAAAGCTCATCGCAACCTTTTCACTATCATAACAATTGTTGTTGTTATCATCCCAACCACAGAAACAAAGAGAAGAAAGATACAAAACAGAACGTGAGAGAAAAATAATACATCAAATGCGTTCATAATGAAAACACTTCTCCTTTATCATCAGACAGTTCACAGTCACAGCGATAACCGCCGCACTCCATAGCCGCGCCTGGCTTCTTTGGATAGTAGTCTCTCGACCTATACCACGATGCGCGATGTCTTTGCCCGTCCAACGTAGCACAGGTTTGACAATGCTTTTCCGTTTGTCCTAAGCTCCAAGTCAACAACTTACCTTTAGCGCCTGCCATTTTTACGGCATTATAAAATCCATCCAGCGCCCATGACCAGCGGTCGGCGCGGATAAACGCTTCGTGGATAGCTTCGAAGTCGCCTTCTTTGCGTAAATCTCGCAATGTCTGAAATGCGCTGTCAACGTAAGATAATTGCGCGGCGGTCTCTGAGTTGATCCATTGTTCCGTTTCCGCGTCTGGCGGCCATTCACCACCGCCATCGGTATAAGCAATATATGCAGTCTCCTGGTACGCTTCCGAAACTGCTATTCTCATTCTAGTTCTTGGACCTGTCACAGCAAGCGTCTTTTGATAGAGATAGTCGTAGACTGCATCATATACCGCAGTCCACAAAGCGTTAGCTACGTTTTGATATAACCCGCCCTGCTTCATTCCACGATGGGCAAGAACTAACACATCGGTTGGGACTTTTGCACCCCTTTCAAGCAGGTAGTTTACTGCAATGCCTATATTATTTTTTAATAACACTGGCTTGCTCACCAACCGCGCCCGTGTACCAAAGTTTATTCAGGTTTGACAGGTTCAGGTCAATTTGTGCGCTTGCCGCTAATTCAACGCCTGTGTCACTGTCAACGTCACTCGTAAAACCCAAATAAAAAATATCCGAGTTTGTAGAACGCGCTTTAACTGTAAACCCTCTTGGGGTAGCAAGTGCAGAACCTTGATCCGCTCCTGCATCGCTGTCAATTGTCAGGTTGACTATTTCGGTGCTGTCCCCATCAAGGTTCGGGGTATACGGTACACTGAAATGGGTGTTCCAAAGTGTTGGTTCTTTATACGCCATTAGATTTTCTCCTTTTTACTCATTGAATTATACTATCCTTCAGCACAGATACAATGTACTCGTCCTCTATCCTGCGAGTGTTCTGTTCATACCACTGACCGTCTTTATATAATATGATAGGTGGGCCAGGCCAGACAACAGCAGGCTTTTGCAGAATAATAGGATGTTCGCCTGGAATGATGGGCGGCGATGACCACAAAAGAAGCATTTTATCTTGTCCTATTATTTCTTAAAGATTTCGATCTTGACAATATCTTCAGGCGCACATAAACACATCTATTGTATAGACCGGAATACCATATTGATGCGCTCCAACTGTGCAAGCGTCAGCTCTGGCGCAGTGGCCCACTTTACATCTACCTTATCGCCAAAGGTGACCTCACCTTCCAATAAAATACCATCTAGTTCAAACTCAAACGTATGGGTATACATTATATCTCCTCTATACCTTGTTGGTATGTTCGTACCAATCCATCGTGAAATTGATAAATCCCGCTGCCGTAGCAATGGCTCGCAGACAATACAATGTATTTTGCTTCATGATCATTTCGTTGCCTCGAAGTGTCTGGCCTGCGTTTCGTCCAGACCCGGTAATGCCACTCTCCAATAGGATAGCGGCCCCGCCCACGTTTGTGTCAGCGTTGGCAGCCGCTAAAGATGCTTGTAATTCATACCGCATCGTTGTTCCAGAAGTATTTCCTGAATTTCTGTTGCTGTTGCGTGGCGTGAAAGTGTTAGCCAGTGGGTTAGTTGCTACAACATTTTCATAAACTAACCAATTCGTTTCGCTTTCCACTTCGATAGACCATGTCCAGTGTATCCATTTCGTTGTATCCGGCATCAGCCATGTAAAATCTAACACTTCGTTTATCGACAAATCCTGATACCCGCGAACAAAGTAATGGTCTCCGCTGTGGACTTCATGATGCTCATAGTCTACTGTCATTATCGCACCCGTAGAAGCATCGTGTGACGAGTTCCCTAAACTATCCTTTAGCGTTGCAGGTTGCGTTTCTGTCAGGTCTGCTTTTAGCTGCAATTCGGAAAGAAGTGTGTCTTGTTTCGCACTCGTAGCCGCACCAGTAGGAAGGGCGCTGGTTGTAACGTCAACGTCCAATGATGTTCCGTCATCCGGGTTTCGTACCGCTACGACCTGCCTGTTCCCGGCTGAGTTTGGCTCAACTTCCACACCTGTTCCGCTTGGTATCCAGCCAGCCTCCCCAGGCACACCCGTGTAATTAAGTCTTTCACTCGCCATAATCATACTCCGTCATTGTTCCTTCGATATTATTACCACCATCACGCTTCACTTTCTGATAGCTGCGCTTGACCTTTGGCGTTTCTATTTCTATCTTGTTCTCGATAACTGGCGGGGCAACGTGTACCGGAGCAGGTTCAACGTTCACTGTAACAGTCGGCTTTACCGCTTTCTGTTCTGGTATCTTGTTTTCAATGTTTACGTGCGGAGCTTCTACGTTTATGACAGGTGGGTCTTGCTTTTCCATCTGGGCAGTGATGTGAATATCTTGTGGTCGCTTTATTTCTTCAACAACCTGCAACAAGGCTTTCATCACCATTTCGGCATCTGGATCGGGTACACCGAACTCGGACAACAATAGCCGCTTGCGTCTTTCATCTATACTCTTGAACTCAAATTCTGGAACGGCTGCGGGCTTGCCTTCTTTGATGCGCCGCTTCGCAAAAGCTCTGAAATTCTTTTCTTCTTCCATCTGCTCTTTTTGCAGTTTTAGCTTTTCTTCTTTCTCGCGTTCATTCTTGCCGTATGCAGTTTCGTCACCTTCTTCTATCTCATCTTCACCGCCGCCGACCTCGAAGATGTCCTGGGTCTCTTTCAACTGCTGCTGAGTTGTCAGGCCAACGAACACCGGGACATTGTCTATCTTTTCATCGCCTAATTTTATTCTGGCCTCATCGCGGGTGATCAGGTTCGCTTTCGCCTGGTTGACTATTTTATCTTCACGCTTGTTTCGTGCTTCTTCCAGGGCGCGAACTTCCCGAATGTCGAACCTGCAAACATGGTTAGGGTTATCGTCAAAGTGTGGCAAGATGTCACGGGTCACTCGCTGCCCTAAGAACTCCCATTCACTGGTGACGCTTTCATCGTACCACGCCTGTCTTGCTTGTTCGTAGTTGTTGAACGTGGACCGATCCATACCCACCTTTGCACTGATAAGGATAGGCTTTACAGCATATCCCTGACAGATGCGGGTTTCGCTTCTCGCGTCCACTTCAGGGAACACCATTTCACGGAACGTCTGGTTCGTGGGCTGGAACTTCATCCCTTTGCCAGTGACAACCACGTCGCCAGCGTTATTCGCGCCGCCGTGACTTTCTCGGAAGCGTTCTTTTGCAAAACGCGCATCTACTTCGTTTATAACCTGATCGGTGGATAATAGACCGGACACGAAGGCGCCATTCTTCAAGAATTGCTGCACCATCTTAGTCATATCGTTATCAACGCCGATAATATCAGCCAGAACAGCAGTTGGGCTGAATGGTCTAAGTCCATAGTATTGCGGGTCTGAATACATAAATAATGCAACCCGCTCCCGGTCTACATCAATGTAAGGAAGTCCGGTATATGGCTGGTAGCGGATCGCCCGCAGTAATTGCCCCTGCCCACGCATGAAGGAACAATACTGCGGCATCATGGGCCATAAAGCATTCAGCCCGCCCGCGTTGCTGGTGTCCTTCTCCCAGGCAGCGAACCCGGCGATCTTCAAGTACATCATGGTCGCTTTCCAGAAGTCGCTTTCTGTCAAATCTGGGCATGGTTCCTCGAAGAACTCAACGATTGGGTGATCCGGGATGATCTCATCAGTCTTTTTATCATATACTGCAATGTTGGGTTCTGAGATCGTATTCATCCACAGGTCAATACAGGCGTAGGCCACTTCATTGGTTTTGTAGCCCAAACTTGCCAGTGTCCATGATTGTGGATAAGGGTATTGAGGGGATGTTACTTCGTATGATGGGAAGTATTGTGCATACGCTTCACCACCTACCAACCCGATCTGGTTATTCCATGTTCCCTGTTGGGTTAGTTGTTGTTCTTGCGTTCTAAGTAAGTCTTGAAGATATGCCATAATGACCTCGTTTCCTGCTCTAAATACAGGCGCTCTAATTCTACTATTGATTTGTCGATGTAGCGCACTTTTGCACTCTTACCAATAAGACGCGCCACCTGGTGGGCGATCTCGATGTCATAGTCCGCAAAGACATCAGCACCCCGCAGCCATCCCTGTCTTGGTATCCACACACCGTACATTTTCCGATCTGTCTTTTCTTCCATTATCACCTTTCAGAATATCTGCATGGGCGCAAAGGCATCGTCAAAATATCTTAGCGCGTCTAATGCGTGATCATTCTCTTTTACGGGTTCATCCTTCTCAGGTTTCCAGATATAACTTTCAAACTCGTTTATCAGGTTCACGCAAGACGGGTCAACCGTCAATCGTGGCCTTCCGTCCTTCTGGACCTGTAATCTGTCTTGAATGGCTGTAATGCCTGCGAATACCTTTCCTTTTGCGCCCATCGCTGGAAGGCCATTATCGTTCAGGTCAGCAACCAGCCCGGCGGCGGCAGCGTCAACGGCTATCATTTTAGCCTGGACGGGTATCCCGCCTTCCGGTGTGTATGCGTTCAGATACCATTCCTTTGCCGCCTTCACAACTTCGGCTTGTAATTTGCCACGTTTGTAAAACTCTTTGTACACATGCCAGCGACCATCGCTATCAATGCCAATGAGAAGAATGACAGCCGGGTTAGTATAGCCTTCATCAATCGCCATTCCCCAGGTGATAAACTCTGAACCGTCCCTGGACATGACGTGAAGGCTGGCATCGAACATATCATATACAGCACCTTCGGCAGTTGCCCAAATACCCTCAAGAAGTCTTTTGCGCCTGACACCTGTCAGGTTTTGCAGGCGTGAAATGGTTCTTTCGCCCTGGACTGTGATCTCACCAGTGGAGGGATCGAACAGTGTTGGGTTGTCCGTGTGGTGCGTTCTTATCAACTTCAGCGTTCCGGCCATTGCCCGCGCCCTGATCCAGTGCATTGACCCGGACGGATTACAATCGCCAAATGTGAAAGTGTAAGGCATCACAGCACCACGCCCGGTTGTTCTGGTGGTCATCTTTTCCCAATCATCCTGTTTGAGTTCTTCAGCCTGGTTGACGTAGAAGAAGTCTCGCTCACTTGACAAGATACGATCTGCGTTATCCATTCCACCTATCCAGATGACAGACCCATTAGAATAAATATATCTTTCTGGTTTCGCCCCGCCATACGGCTCAACTGGTGCGCCTTCGATTACCCTTTGAAACGTCTGCAACACTGACCCGTAAATGCTGGCCTGTGTCTTTCTTACAATCGCACCGTTCAGCTTTGGGTATTTCATGGCTAGCATGTGTATCTTCCAACAGGCCGCCAATGTCTTTCCGGTCTCCGCTGGCCCTTCTGCGATGTATTCAGGCTCTTTGCAATAAAAGAAATCATTACATCCACCATAGGGGGTGTAATCTGTTTCCGTAAGTGTTTCGCCTGCCAATACCTGATAGCTCATAGTTTGTCCGGGTCTATGCCCACTTTGATGATAAAGTTTATTTTTTCTTCCCCGGTTGTTAGATCTAGCTTTTGACCTGGCTTTCCAAGCTGCCTATCTAGTATTTCAGTAGCGGCCTTATGTCGTACAGCAACGCTTTTATGATCTAACTCTTGTGTTATTTCAATAGCGGCCTTTGCCAATGAGCGCCCCAATATTTCTTTTGCTGTCAAAACGCCATCGTTTAGCATAAGGCTAACGGCTTCATCAATCTCTCCCTTGTTTTCCCATCTACTAACAGTTTCAGCCGCCACTCCGATTTGCTTTGCTGCGTCTTTATCCCAGCGCACAAAAGGCCGAACAGCTATATAGTTCAATTGTTCGGGTGTAAATAATTTCAATAATTCTTGCAGGCGGTTGACTTCTAATGACATTTATTGACTACTCTCTGCTTTTAGTGCGCTTTGTATTGCGCTTTTACCTTCTTTCAATATTTGTATTTCTGCTTTCAATTCCGCATAACGTCCACTTATTCTGGCGAACTCAATGCGCTTGTTTAGTATCTCTTGGGCTATTCTCTCAAGTAGTTTTATTTTCATATCATAATCAAGAGCGATAACATCAACATTATCAAGCATTTAGAAATCCTATATAATCATTCACCGAGGCGTTATCGAAATAATCACCGATGTTCCATGTCCTGTAATCACAGTACGCCATGCAGGTATTGATCCCGCTTGTGTAAGTGTC